CTTGAATGTTTCATCAAGGTTAGGTTCATTATATGTGGCAAATGAAACATCATTCAGTTCCCATGGTGTATAAACAGTGCGAATTTCTGTAAGAATCTTACGAAACTGTTCTATGGTCATACACTCTTTCGGTGCTGGTTTGTCATAGGCATTGGGGCAGAACCAGCACTTATAATTACAGTGCGTGTTATTTTCTATCTGAGCAATTCTATAACCAAACCCGTGAAAGTCTGGCATTGGACGTGCTAATGCCGATGTCATACGCAGCGATCAAGTGGAAGGTATGTCAGTGAATTGATGTCACCAAGACTACCCTTGACCCAAGTATTAAAGGACAAACTGATACGTTCAGTCTCTGATTGATTAGCAGGGACACTGTGGGTGAGATTACTAGGAAAGATAATAAGTTCTCCCATCTTCATAGGCAACAGGAATGTTGCGCTATTAAAGTTGTTATACTTATCGGTAGATAATTGTATATCCCGTTGTGTTCTACTACGAAACTGAATCGGTGGCAGTTGCTCATTGATAACAGGATACCAGACACCACTAATCATACTATTGGGATGAACATGTTCGTGATGAGATTCACCCTTCTTAGACTTATTAATCCATGATTGAGTGATTATCACCTCATCTTTAGAGCACATGACCTCACGCGCAAACTTAAAGATCTTGGATTTGATAAACTCCCTGACGGTTGCCAATTCTGGTTTATCTAATACAAAGGTGTCTTCAGACTGTCGGTTATAATGTATTTTAGTGCCAGCATCACTTCCCTTATTCTCTCTACGGCAGGGCATGTTGCGAATATATTCTAACTCCTTCTCATAAGGAATAGGATACTGAGCAATAAGAACTGGTGTTGGAAATAACGAAAGCAATTCGTCTTGGGCCATGATATGGGATCATTTCTACAGATTATATAGCATCAGACTAAATAGTGCAAGTGAATGTTTTATTATGAAAATAGCAGTGGTTGGTGCTGGAAATGCTGGGACATTTACCGCACTACATTATGGATGGTATACAAAAAATAGACCAGACGTAGAAGTAGAGTTAATCTACAATCCAGAAATAAAACCAGAGAGGGTAGGACAGGCAACCCTTTTAGATCCTCCTGGATTATTATGGGCAGCAACAAATTTTAATTGGTATGAGAACAAAATTCATGCCACATTTAAGAGTGGTATCTTATATGAAGGGTGGGGAAAGAAGAATGATGAGATATTTCATCCGTTTCCATCAAATAGTATGGCAATGCACTACTGTCCGTGGGAGATGCAGGATTCCATATTAAATAGTGGTCATTTTAAGGTGTCTGAGGGTGAAGTAGACCCAAAGGATGTTGATGCTGATTATGTATTTGATTGTAGGGGTAAACCTAAAGACCTTACAAACTATGAGGAGTTAAAGAATCCAATCAATGCTGCGATTCTTGCGAAACCAAATTGGGATACATCAGAGGCACATTGGAGTCGTCATGTAGCAACTCCTGATGGATGGACATTTGTAATTCCGGCAAAAGAAGATTCACCATCACGTTCTGGTGCTGTTGGTTATTGCTACAACAGCGACATCACATCACAGGAGGAAGCAGAGAAGAACTTCCTTAGTATGTTTGATGTTGAGATTACAAAACACATATCATTTAAGAACTATGTGGCAAAGAGTCCCATGATTGATGACAGGATATTTCTAAATGGAAACAGTTTATTCTTTCTAGAACCATTGGAATCATCATCTGTTCAGACATATGTTGAGTGGGCAAGGATGCTGTTTGATAATATCATTCACGAAACCGGTAGCATCTATAAATCAGAGAGAGAAGTTTTAGAATATATTAACCAGATTAAGAACTTTGTACTGTGGCACTATCAGTTTGGGTCAAAGTATGACACCCCATTCTGGGATTATGCTAAGACATTAACATTTGAGGATTCTAGGTTTGATGAATTCTTACAGTACACAAAAGAAAATGATAGGTATCATCTTCTCCCTACAAGTTATGGCGGACATACTCCCAACCACCAATATGGACAATGGCCCTTGTTAAGCTTCAAGAATTGGTGGGATGGTATGACAGTATAAGGGGGGTCGTCCAAAGTGTCCCTATGGTGTAGACACGCATCAAATGACTGCCAAGGAAAAACTATTATTCGTCGCATCATTCATCTGGATGATGCACTGGGGAACCCGTATCACTTCAGTGACGATCAATGCTCTATCTTGAGACCACCGGGTATAACTATAGCCACAAACGATGTGAGAGCATCGTATCATGGTTTATAGGAAAGTATCTACCACGTCACAAACTTGACATCAGAATCAATCACCGTGGATTAATCCGTGAGGGTGTCTATGGTTGGTGTTCTGTTGAGGATTGTGATTATCGTCCCCGTGCGTTTGAGATTGAGCTTCACAATAAGATGAACCTGGTTCAGTACACTCAGACGCTCCTACATGAACTCTGGCACGTTTATCAACACGTCAAGGGTTCTCTTAAGGATAAGCACGGTAAACGCCTGTGGAAGGGCATAGATCACACTCTGGTGGACTATGAGAATCAACCATGGGAGTTAGAAGCGACCACTATGGAAAGTGTCCTCCTCAGAGAATACTTGACATGCCCCTAAAAACCCTGTATAATTACCTTTGTGGAGGTTAATCAAAATGAAAACTGAATTTCTCTGTGTAAAACCTAAGAGTTCTAAAGCAAAAAACCGTTTTGCTAACATGATGGATCAACTTCACTCATGTAGGATAGAACAGCGAAGGGATGGGAAGATGTTTCTAGCATCTATTTCCGGTCGCTACCATTTTTGGATTAATGAAACCGCAGATGATCACTGGGAGGTAATCAAATGATTGTCGAAATGGCACTGTATGCTGGTCTAACCTGTCCTCAGGTTAATGAACTGATCGGTAACGCTAAAAAGTATCAACAAGGCACCAACTTCTCAAAAGCAGATGTTCAGGAGGTCATTGATGTGATCAAGGAATCAGCACCGGAGTGTTTTAACCAATGAAAGATCAGAATCAAATACCCGAGGGTGAGAGTAAGCAGGACAAGTGGAATCGCGGGCTTGACATCTTCATCGAATCGGTGATTAAACCTGATCCCTCACTTCGTCAGTGTGCTCATAATCAGAGATGTTATCACGAACTCATGGATGTTCGTAGTGATGTCCTTAATTATCTTAAAACAAAGAGGTGGAGCAATGATTGATGAGATGGAAATGCGATTACAATCAATGAAAAAGCATGAGATTGTTAAGACAAAACTCATGGAAATCTGTGATGTGCTTGGTGGTGAGTGGCATCACCAATTTGTCTTTAGTTCTACTGGAGAAAAAGAGGAGAGGATTGTTATATCCTATCCTGGTAGGTGTGATACTGGGACACTACATAAGAACGAATACCGGGAGCTCCAATGAAACTCAACCCAGAAGAAGTGCGTTTTCTTATTAATGTTCTAGACAAGACATCCACCAAGGAGGTCAAACACGAAAAACTTAAACAAAAACTCCAAGATTACGACAATCGATTACACCGATGATTATTGACATTGATCACGAACAGGTAAAGGTTCCACAAGAAATTGTGAGATACTGTGATAACTTTACATACGATGCGGATCGTGATGACTTACGTTATCTTGATTGCGTCTACATGAATATGGGTCTCTATGGAAATAGTGTCGAACATCTTTATGAGTGGCGTTATCGTGTTGTCCCTGTCTTTGATTAAATGAAAGAATTTAATTATGAACTCGATTACAAGTCACTTGACTTCACAGACACAGAAACTCGCCAACTTTATCGCATTGGAAGGGGAGAACAAGGAGTGCTATTGGTACGCCCTTATACTGACGACATCTGTGCTCATTGGAGGTTTGTAGATGAAACTGCGGCTAGCAAATCTTCTGATAAGATATACCAAATGTTCTGTGAATATAAACGAAAGAAAGATTTCATTGGAATGGATATGGCAAGAAAATTCCTTGAGATGGGATTTACTCGTGCCAGAAGGTATGCAAATCATTCAAGTGGGAGAAAATATAGTGCGAATCGTACCGTATTACCGCAAGAGACTGATTGGAGGACCAATGTTAAAGCAAAGGCCGCGAATATTTTTAAGGTCGTAAGGGATAAAGCAGCATATGATCCAAAATATGTTATAATGAGGAAAGAATGGAGATCTCAGGAATGACAAACCCAATATCCTATGTCAAAAATACTAGAGAGTCTTGGTCAAAATCTCTTGGAAGAAGCATTAGAGAGGTGCAAGTACAATTTAAGGATGAGGATCCTGCATGGATTCCATATGAAACTCTGCTTGCAATAGAAAGCAAGTTCTGTGCTTAAATATATACAGTACGTCATTGGAGTTTAATTATGGCGAAACAATTCGTTAGTTCAAAAGGTGAGAGTTGGGAGTGGGATCAAACCCCTGAAGCTGCAGCAGCGATTGCAAAATTGCATGAGAGGATTCAGCAGCAAAAGATGAAAAAATATGACGACAAGTACAATTACGACACCAGCGGAAAATGAAAGAACCATTAACACCAGAAGAAGTTAAAGCAGCATCTGACCTATTCTTCCCCCTATTTGACATTGTGAACAGTCAAATGCCAGAGGATGCAACAATTACAGACACTCTTGACGTGATGGAGTCCGTCTGTAAGCTTGCACATCAATCACGCGAAAGAGGTGGATCAGGTGGTGGTGGTCTGCCATTTGGTTTTAATAAGAAAGATGACGAAGATTTGGAAGATGAGGAATAAATAGTTAAACTCTCTTAACATTATTATCATGGAGGAACTAAGTACAAAGAAAGCAGCAAAGAAAATTATTAAAAGAGCGAAGAAGCATCCTGAGTATTATACTAAAGAGGAAGTTTATTATGCTAAGTTGATTAAGAAAACATGCAAAAAATTGAAAAACAAAATTTCTAAAGATGACAAAAGTATTGAGCATTGACCTTGATTATATCATGGGTCCTACGATTGAAACTTATCAGCATAAAGTAGACGGCCCTAATCCCTCAGCGGGTTGGGCCGCTTTTTATGACAACACTGATTTTAAGGAGAATCAGTTCTTCATTGATCAAGGTAATTTAATCTATTGCTATAATACTTTCTTGAAAGCTTTGGGTGAAAGTGAGAATCCTAAAGTTCTCTTTGGATATGATCATGATGCAATTCTATATTTGATTGGTAACGAAAAGAATATCGATATAGTCAATATTGATCACCACGATGATATTTTGCATGGAGAGTTTCTTGATGAAACTCCTGATTATGTGAAAGATGATTTTGATCACAATCTTTTAGATCAGGAGATAGAATATATTAAACGACATCACCAAGTTAATGAGGGTAACTGGGGTGCATGGTTAGAACTTTCTGGTAAGTTAAATTCATTTACTTGGATTCATAGTGAGCACAGTGGAAATCTAGATAGAAATTCTTATACTAGAAAGTTTCTTGGAAATAAATTCAAAAATCATGTAAGACAAGATTGGGAGTTTGATGACTATGAATTTGATTACATCTTTGTTTGTTTGTCTCCATTATATGTTCCAAAAACACACTGGCACTACTTTACAATGTTTGTGATAGCTTACGAAGAGATGTGTGATACAGATGCGACAATCGTATCTGATAGAAAATTTGAATGGTTGTTCAATAATATGAACACTCATGAGACGATTACCCAGCAAAAGAATATATTTTGAACTATTGCCCAATCCCAAAGAAAAGATTAAGTTTATAACTATTTGTGACGTGGCATGTTAGAATGTCAACACATCCGGAGGTTGCCCCTATGACCCTGCCCAGAGACAAAAAAATCGAATTAGATCACATCGAATCGATGAAAATTGCCGTAGAGGAGTATGGTATAAGGGCTATTCATCCTGATAAAATGGAAGAATATGGTGCTTACCTAGTACAAAAAGCACGGACACAAGAATAACTGGCACAAGACCGCTTTACAAGCGGTCTTTTTTAATATAAATTGGCTCTATACAAAAACAATACCATGAAACTCCCAGCAGTTTTACTTTCAATGCTTTTCCTGAGCACTCCAGCTTTTGCTGGTGGTCCAAGTTATCGGCGTTTTGGTCACAAACAAACTCATTTTGAAGAGTATTGTTATAAGAATGTAGAAAGATATGTTCCAGGATACTATAATGAATTTGGGCAGTATGTTGGTGGATATGTAAAAAATAAGCGTAAGAGGATTTCATGTGGACGAAGACATTTTTTGCCTCAGACTTCTCCTAATTCTTTCCCTAGATACGAAGACGAATATCCCAACACAGGTAATGTGGATAATAATTCCTGTATAGAAGGTTCTATACTTGGTGGTATTCTTGGAGGTGGTGCCGGTGCAGCTGCATCCCGTGGTAATGGTAGATTGTGGGCAATTCCTCTTGGCATTGTTGGAGGTGCCATGGTTGGATGTCAAGTTGATGGAGGTTGAAGGCCGGCCCTCTAAAGCGTTTTTATAATGTAACCACACAAACCCATGAGCACCAACGCACGAATCGGCATCCAACTTTCAGACGATAGTATTCTTTCTGTCTATCACCACTGGGACGGTTATCCTTCCTGGCTGGGTCGTATTCTGAGAACTCACTATAATTTTCGTCATCAAGTTGAAGAACTGATTGACGGTGGTGATATGTCAGTCTGCTGGACTGATGACTGCTTCCGCACTTCTGATGGTAAGATTGCTAAGAAAGCAGAATGTGGTCCACAATACTACTCTGAGCGTGGTGAGGATTGCCCTCCTCGCTTAGATAACAGTGTCGTTGAATATCTTGACAAAGATAATAATGAAGAGTATGCTTATGTTTATACTCGTGATGGTGAGTGGAAATGTTTCGACATGTTCGCATTTGACTACAGAAAATCACCTGCACAAATTGAGATTCCTGCTGGAGCATTGATGGCATGATTAACTACGACGAAGAAAGACAAGATTTGCAAGTTGAGCGATGGATTGATGATTTCATCGCTGAATGTGAGATTGAAGCAGAAAAGCTAGAAGTTACAGTTGATTACTATATTGCTGAGTTCGTTTAATTATGTTAAACTAAACATGTAATTCATTGAAACTAATGACTCCCAAGTTCCTTTACATTGTTGATCATTTCATTCCTTTTCCCCGTTCTGAGTATGGTGGAATTTGGAATGTAGTTGCTGAACATGATGATGAATGTTTTGATCTGATTGTTGATGAAGATGGTGGATTGAACGATGACTATTACAGTCGTCTTCGTGAAAACATTGGCAAGGCACCAACTTATCAACTGACAAATGATCACGAATCCGGTATTGTTGAACAGTTTACGACATGATTGAGCTTCCCAATGATTTCCCTCATCAACCCCCAAAAGGATATTCGTATTCAGTCAAAGAATACAGAAAGAACGTGGTTTCTATTTGGTTGGATCACCACACAACTTATTCTTATACTACTGATCCTGTTCGTACTATCTGGGGTTTCTACAACACAAAAAAAGGATGCTACTTATCGCCTGTTAATGCCACCAAGCAAGGTAATCCGGTAGACATTAGTGATACCCGTCCCTACACAGCGATGCAACTTAACCTCACACCGTTGGAGGCAGCATTTTCATGAATTATATCCCACAGGTTGATGACTATGTGAGATGGGAAAGAACAACCGGGAATGTTGATGAGGGGTGGGTTTATTTTAAGTGTGATGAATCTATTAGCATCGAAATTGGTGTGAAAGATAAACCACCTTGCCAATATACCAGAGAAGAGAAACATAAAAAGATTCACATTTTAGTTTGCTGTCCTTGTTTTCAGTGGGACCAGTTGAAATATATTAAGAATAGAAGACTATGAACCACGCTACATAAAAGAAAAACATCATGACCGTAAAGCTAGGCAAGCGAATTGATTTATTCCCAGTCTCATACTACAGGGGAGCTGTAGAGGATAATGATAAGTTAAAAGAACTTATTCTCCCCATTGTTGAAAGTACTGTCGAGGAGTGTGAAACTCCTGAGGGATGGCTGACAACGAATATCACAACTTCATTTTGTAGTGAGAAAATTAGTACTAAATTGGCAAACTTGACAGAGGTCAAACGTCAATACTTTAATGTGATTAAAGGATTTTTTGATGACAAGTTTAGACTTGAAATTGATGATATATGGTACAATAGTTACACAAATGGGGAATATCAAGAAGCACACAATCACTGTGGAGATGCACTAGCACCAACACATTTTGCATGTGTTCACTTTCTTTCTTTCAATCCTAAGATTCACGCTCCTCTTACTTTTCTTGATCCGATGGAGACGCTTAGGCATCTTTCAATAAATATGAAATCAGAAAACTATGATGATAGACATTATCCAAGAGTGAAGGAAGGTAGTTTAGTCATGTTCCCAGCTTATTTGAAGCATGAGATTAAATCTTATCCACCACACCCAGAAGAACCTAGAATCACAGTTTCTTTTAATATTACAGTCACTGAATATGCGGGGTTAGATGACGATGATTAAAGTTTTTGATAATTTTCTGACAGAAGCAGAGCAAAGAGGTGTCCTTGATTATTGTGAAAACAAGGCAAAATATGGATATGGTGAATCTGATGATGGGTCAACTCCTCCATGTGGTGTAACTCATGACATCGATAAAAGAAGTAAACTCTTTAAGTTCTTAGAGGAAAAGATAAGACCATTAGCTCCTGAAGGAGTTCCTTTATACAGAATGTATATCAACTGTTTTGCACCTGGAGAGCTTCCTTATTTCCATACGGATGGTGATAGTGGCATAACATTTCTATATTATCCACAATTTGGTTGGAAACCAAATGATGGTGGAGAGACACAATTATTCGTCAATGGGAACATTCAAGGTATAGTTCCCGTTTCAAACAGGTTGATGGCTTTTGATGCTTCAATCTTACATAGAGCAACATCTTTTAGAGATCGATGGAGATTCACCATCGCTATTAAGTTTGAAGATGGTTGCGATGATGACGATTGTGACTAAATTTCTTAATATATGGAAGTATGCTATCGGAAGCTTCAGTGATGATAAGACAGAACCTTATGATAATTACGTTGCTGGCATACGCACCATTATATTTGTTAGTTACATGATAACTAATGCTTTTATTGTATCTGGAGTAATTCGACACTGGAATGATGTACCAAGTGAAGTATCTAAAACCCAAGAAAAAGGGTTATGCACAACACACAGCAACCTTCCTTGAAATTGATGATGCTATTTTCTGGGAGACTATCAAGAAAAAGGAGGGATGCAAGGATTTTCAAATCTTAGTTAAGTAAGCCGGCCCTCTAAATTGTCTCACTAATGTAATAACAATTCAAATGGATCACTACCTCACTGAGCAACAAGTTGAAGAATTGGTCAATTTTGATCATGTTTATGAGGATCTTGCAGATCTGATTGAAGATGAACAAAAATTTGACATGAACGAGTACCTTAAATCTAACATTGATTATTGATATGAAATCATCTGAAATCCTTTACCAGCTTCAAGAATTACGTGACACTTGGCGCAAGCAATCGTTTATGTTTACTAATGATCAACAAAAACGATACAATCAACTCAAAGAGTTGAGAGCTGAAAGAATCAAATTCATGTATGAGAATAACATGGTTTACAAATCTGGAGCATCTAAATAAAGAGAGGTAAGTTTTTTCTCAGATGAAGACCTTCGCACAATTCCAAAGTGACTTGATGGAAGTTTATGATCCTGAAGTACAAGGTAGAAGCCAGATTAAAAAGTCTGGCGAAGGTGGGCGAATTGGGGCTGATCGTAGGAAGACTGAACCGGAAAAACGTAGGATGAAAGCTGTTGGCGGCGGGAAAATGGTTCCCGCCAAGTCATACAAAGACAGAAAAGATATTGGTCAACAGCGCCAAAGATCTGAGAGAGAACAACAACCAACACAAGACAGAGGATCTGCGAGAGAGAAACAACTAGCAGCAGCAAAAGCTGAAAGAAAGAGAGCAGCACAAGCAAGAGCAGCAGCGAAGAAATCTGGTGGTTCAGCATCAACAACTAAGACAACTTCTAAGGATACTGAGAAGCAAGCAACCAAATTGCTCACCAAAAAGTCAGCAAAGAAACCAGTAAGCCCCAACTATAAACCACAACCAGCATCTGGAAAAAGTAGAGAAGAAAGAAGACAAATTCGTAGACAAGGTGAGAAACTTCGTCGCCATTTAGTGAAAGGAATTAACAAACCTGCGAAAGAGTACGAACCCAGATAAAGGCCGGCCCTCCAAAACGTTGCCATAGTGTAAGCGCCACCAGCGCCCTTTACAATCGCCTGTAAGGGTGCTATTATATTATTCAGGTATCAAACCACCCACTGTGACTATTACCCTTCGGCCTCATCAAGATCGCATCATCAACCGTATGCGTGATTATGACAAGGGACAGATCATTGTTCCCACTGGTGGTGGTAAAACACTCACCATGATTGTTGATACTCAGCGTCGTCTTGATGCTGTCAACAATGGCACCACTACAGTTGTTGTTGCTCCGCGTATTCTTTTGGCAGAGCAACTGTGCTCTGAGTTTCTTGAGGTTGTTGATCCCCACAACAGCAATCCTTACCTGCATGTGATGCACGTTCACAGCGGTGAAACTCACTTCACTAGCACCACCAAGGCAGAAAAGATTCACCTTTATGCTAGTTGTGCCCGTAGTATGGGTGAGAATGTTATTATCTTTACCACATATCACTCGCTTCATCGTGTGATGGAGGCAGATATTGAGGTAAATACTATTTACTTTGACGAAGCACACAACAGTGTGCAGCGTAACTTTTTTCCTGCTACTGAGTTCTTTTCTAACGATGCTGATCGTTGCTACTTTTACACTGCTACTCCTAAGCATAGTCTTACAGTATTCAAACCAGGAATGAATGATCCTGCTGTTTATGGTCAGGTTCTTGTCAATGTTCCTGCTCCTGAGCTTGTAGAACAGGGTTACATTCTTCCTCCCAAAGTTGTAGTCAAGCAACTGCCTATGATTAAAGGTCGTAAGGTAATGTATGCTGATGATTGTGACAATCTGATTGAGACTATCGATGACAATGACATCGACAAGACTCTGATCTGTGCTCGTACAACAAAGCAAATCATCAACCTTTTGACTCACTCTGACTTCTGCAATGAGTTGTATCAGCGTGGTTATTCTTGGATGACGATTACATCTAAGACCGGTGCAATCATTGATGGCAAGAAAGTTGATCGTGAGAAATTCTTTGACACGCTGAACACTTGGGGCAAAGATCCTGACAAAAAGTTTGTTGTTATCCACCACAGTATTCTCAGTGAGGGTATCAACGTCAGTGGTCTTGAAGCTGTCATTTTCATGCGTAATATGGATTACATTGGTATCAGTCAGTCGATTGGCCGTGTGATCAGATTGGGCGACAAGTCTAAGACCTTTGGTCTAGTTTGCATCCCAACTTATGACGCTGTTGGTATTGGCACTGCCAAGAAAGTTCAGGCAGTTGTTGATGTTGTATTCAACAAAGGTGAGGCAGCAGTATCGGAAATTCGTCGATGAAACTAACACAAACCAAGAGCGACATTCTTCATCCCAAGCCTGTAGAGCAAGGGTTCATCGTTGGCAAATATGATGACCCTATGATGTATGCTGCTGTACCGATTGCAGGTAGTAGCACTAAACTAGCAGTAATATATCAGGGGAACATTCTTAAAGTTTGCCGCAATCGTAAATCAGCAGTTAATTTAATTGAACGACATAAGAAGGGAAAGTCTGTAGCAAAACTCCCTATCTAAAGCCGGCCCTCTAAACTGTCCTTGTAGTATGAAGAACACCCACCTAGAACACCCAGAAGATACCATTCTCACGGGTGATCTTTCTATTCTTGATTGGTTTCTAACCGACAGTGATCTTTCACTCAAAATTGATGGCGCTCCTGCGATTGTGTGGGGCACTGATCCTGCAACTGGAACATCTTTCGTAGGCACTAAAAGTGTTTTCAACAAAAAACTTATCAAAATCAATCATTCTCATGAAGAGATTGATGCTAATCATTCTGGCAATGTTGCTAACATATTGCATCATTGTTTCGATTACCTTCCTGATTTCAGTGGGATTATTCAAGGTGATTTTATTGGGTTTGGTGGTGACAATGCTTTTTGCCCCAATACGATTACTTATGTCTTTGATGAGATAATTCATCAGAACATAATTGTAGCACCACATACAATCTATGTTGCAGAGAATGACCTTCGTGATGCTATTGCATCTCCCATGATTCTGTGTCCTAAGAGCACTGAGCACTGTCTTTTTGTTGCTCCTGAGTGTAATCAACTGGATGAGGATTGGGCTGGCATTGTTGCATTTGCTCGCCAAATGTCCACTCTCTGTGAGTTCATGGATGACAAGCAAGCTAAGCGAGTCAAGCAGCAACTTAATGCTTGTATTCGTGAGGGTTTTCCTGTTGATGACATCACACAAGATGCAATCGCAAATGATAATGGCATTGACGTGAATGTATTGCGTTTGTGGTCTCTTGTCAAGTCAATCAAAGATGATATGTTATTCACTTGTAGCAACAATGGTCCTGAAGCATTTATTGATGACGTAAACATTGATGGTGAGGGTTATGTTCGCACCAATGAGTTTGGTATGTTCAAACTCGTAAATCGTGAGTCTTTTAGTCATGCAAATTTTAACACGGCACGGGATTGGCAGCCGGCCCTCTAAAGCGTCACCATAGTATGAACACCACTACCACCATGATCACACCGACCGAGATTGTTGAAAAACAAGCTAACACTTTGTGTGAGACTCTGAAAGCAAACTTCATTGACTACAGTATCAGACAGCATGAGAGATCTATTGATTATGCTGATGCTGGTAATGTAAGTTCTGTCCGCTATCATGAAAGATGCATTGACAAACTTCGTGATGGTGAGAGTGATTATGATTTCACAATCGATACCGGTCGTAAATATCACAAGGTGATTATGAACGCTCATGGTAACAGATCAGTTCATGCCTTCATTGATAAAAAGACCGGTGAGGTTTACAAGGCAGCATCATGGAAAGCACCCGCAAAAGGTGTGAGGTTTAACCTTTTGATCATCAATTCTCGCGAAGAATGTTTTCAGCGGGCAGATTGGGCGGGTAGTTACCTCTATGTTCGCTGATACTAATAGACAACTCCGCAAACTTTCTATCTACAAACCCATGCAATTTCGTGTCACTCAGATTAACATTGACTTTGAAGATGACAACTTTGAGTTACCACCAAGAGAGCAACAAGCAATCATCGATGATGTTATGTCTCTGACGTGGGAAGCATCAGACCCTGATGATCTTGTAGAAGAGATTACAAATGCCATCGGTTTCTGCATCAATTCCATTGACTATTCACTCGCCTAAAATGACAAAAACACAAATCCTCAGAGTCATCAAAGAAACATCTGCACCACACAAACTTGATCGAGATCAAAAGTTTCAAATCTTTTGTAATGTCTGCGACAATATGTTAGCAGAACATCGTATTACACAAGAGCAACACATTCGCTGGACAAACATTTTTTGAGGTCATCATTATGAAATGGAAAGTTGAACTTTATGACGGTCAGTTCTTTACTGAAACCGTGAGAGCTAGGACTCCTAATGAAGCAAAGGAAACTGCACTTTCAAGGAATCCTAACGCAACAGTTGTAGGTGTCAACGTATCATTTTTCTAACATGAAAACTCTTCTCAGAATCTACCTTGCTTCCGCACTTGCGGTCACAACTACATCAATCGCAGCATGTTTCGTTTGGTATGTTCAAGAATATGATATGGCATATAAACTTGATCGACAAGGCCAATATGAACGTGCTGAGATACACCGAGAAAATGCACTTTGGTTAGGTATGTGGGGTGGCTTATATGGTGTGTCAGGTGTTCTGTCTGCCGGAGTTCTTCTGTTGGATAGTAAAGGCCGGCCCTCTAAAGCGTCATCATAGTATGAACGAAACTCAAATGACTCTCACCGAACGCAATCAAAAGCTCTTTGAACTTCGCCACAAACTAGCAATGAAACGTGCCGAAATTAAAATGATTGAGCAAGAAATGTGCATGGTGAGAGATGTATATGAAAAGCAAAGATTTCAAGATACTCCACTCTTTGATGAAATGTTTGGAGGTTAAATGACATTACATCCAGCCACAGTTCAAGTCTGTATATTTTTGATTTTGTTGTTTATTATTCTCAATGAAGTCAATCCACCGCCAGCAAGTTAAAAGCCGGCCCACTGAACTGTCCCTCTAGTGTAACCACATTCAAACCACAAACCATGCAACTCACTTCAAAAGATGGCAATATGGTTGTTGACTTCTACCCTGTCAAGTTTGCTGACGGTGAGATTCACAATCGTCTTATGCTCAAGACTGTAACTTTCATGGGACAATCACAGTCCATGAGTTATATTAACAAGAAAGATTTTCAGCGTGAGATAGATTCCCGTATTGAAGGCTATGGTTACAATGTAACCGATGGTGATATGATTCCACAACTCTACAATTCTGGAATGGGAATGGCCTGCTAATTATGTCACTTATCAAAGATTATCTTCTCACTCAAATGAACAACGAACTTTTTGATCCTGGCATTGATAATCTTCCAATGCCTGTTGATGGTATCGAACCTGATCTTGAAATGTTGACTCAACGCGAACAACTTATGGAGGATATTGATTCAATTTGTGATGAGTTCTTTTGTCAAAACTTTCCTAATTCTAAGGAACAGTTTGATGAACTGACCCGCGTCCTGTGTGATGCAGTTTGTAAAAACTTCCCTACTAAATGACATGTTTCATCAAAATCTCAGATCAATGAATGAAGAACAACTGGCAACAATCAAGGACAATTATACACAATTGATTGTTGATCGTTTGTATCATAAGGAAGTCTATCGTATTGTATTTGATTATCTTCGTTCAGAGATTGAAAGCGCCACTGAATGTGAATTAAGAGATGAGATTGTTGATATGTTTGGAGAGGACAAATGGGATGAGTTATCAAAGCCGGCCCTGTAAAGTGTCTCTTTAGTATAAGCACCACACCAACCACAAAACAAAACCAAAATCATGCGTAAAATCGAACAACAAATGAACCTCGCTGTTAAGCAAGGTAAAAACTGGGCTTCAGGTAACACTTCAGTTATCACCGAAGATAACATCTCCAAAGTCTATCTTCATGGCAATCACATTGCAACCATCGATGAAGATACAATGACTCTCTATGATGGTGGCTGGCAATCTAACACAACTAAGTCACGATTGAACGCACTATGTGATGAGTTCTGTATTCCTGGTGAAGGAGTCTATCAGGAAAACTTCAAGTGGTATGTATCACGTTTCGTAGGACAAGCTGGACAAAGCAAAGTCTACAATGCCGATGATTTTGTCAACGGTTATGTAT